AATTGGCCCTACAAACACGTAATTTTGGCCTCATATGAGGCGGATTTCGCCGAGTCTTGGGGTAGAAAAGCACGTGATGTGTTGAGTTCTGTGGGCGAGGAAGTCTTCGGAGTAACGGTTGACAACAGGCAAAGTGCTGCTAAATCCTGGGCGGTTACTCAGGGTGGAAGCATGAATACTGCTGGTGTTGGCGGTCCAATGACAGGAAAGGGCGCACATATCCTGGTAATTGATGACCCCGTAAAGAACTTCGAAGAAGCTATGTCCCCCACGGCTCGTAAGAGGGCCTGGGAATGGTGGCAATCTGTGGCCTATACCCGTCTCGAACCTGGGGCAGCTGCGGTCATTATGATGACGCGTTGGCACGAAGACGATCTAGGTGGGAGAATCCTAGCCGAGTCTGACGAGACGTGGGAAATTGTTGAGATGCCCGCGATTGCAGATACAGATCCTGATCCTATTGGGAGGGAAATTGGGCAGGCTTTATGCCCTCAGAGGTATACTGAAAAAGACTTTGAACGCATTCGCAACTCAGTGGGCAAGTACGTATGGCAATCCCTATACCAACAGAAACCGAGTGCATTTGAGGGCTCGATCATCATGCGTAAATGGTGGAGCTACTACGTACGCGAAACCCTCCCTAAGAGCTTTGATGAGCTTATTCAAAGCTGGGATATGACCTTTAAGGATACGAAGCAGTCCGACTTTGTCGTAGGACAGGTTTGGGGGCGGCGTAAGGCAAACAGGTATCTACTGGATCAAGTTCGTGATCGTATGACCTTTACTCAGACACAGCGTGCTGTGGAAGCCTTAACTAAAAAGTGGCCACTTGCCCGCAGGAAAATCGTTGAAGCCAAAGCGAATGGGCCAGCGGTCATTGATTCTCTAGCGAGCACCGTTCCTGGTCTTATACCCTTTGATCCAAAGGATAGTAAAGAAGCCCGGGTCTTCGCCGTGACTCCCAACATAGAATCCGGTAATATATGGATACCACACACGAACATCGCCACGTTCGACGTCCAGGAATTCGTCGATGAATGCGCACGTTTTCCTACGGGGATGCATGACGACCAGGTCGATGCAATGACGCAAGCTCTCCTATACTGGGAAGAGAATAACATGAAGGCCACTGACCTGCTCTCAGTGTGGGAGGAGGACGAATGAAGGTTTCTGAGGGAGGTTTTCTCCATCGCCTCCTAAATAGAGTTGACGTCTCAAAGGCATCTGGCATGCCAGCACAAGCTGCTCCCTATCTCTATAACGTAGAGAGCGTTGGGGACCAGGGGGTCGGGCCGGCTACTGACACCGAGTCGTACCTTCAACAGTACGGGACCGCAGGATGGGTCTACATCTGTGGAAATCGCGTTGCAAAGAAGTGTGCGAGTACTGATTTCGCCCTCTTCACGACCGATTCCGAGGGGACAAAGCAGTATGTAAAACAGCACGTCTTGCTTGACGTCATGGCTCGACCCAACGACATGATGTCACAGATGCAGCTACGCATGCTGTTGCACCTTCACATGGAGTTGGCTGGTGAGGCATTTTGGTACATTAACACAAACGTCGTGGGCGGCCCGGCCCAAATCTATCCACTGATTCCGTCCTTCATTAAGATTGTCCCTGGTGGCCCTAGAGGCCAAATGATCAAGGGGTATATCTATGACGTAATGGGTCAGATAGTTACCTTTAAGCCTGAAGAGATTATCCACTTCTTCTATCCCAATCCCGATCCTGGAAACTTCTATCGTGGGGCGTCGCCCCTTTCGGCCTTGCGTTATACGCTTGCGGCTCATCAGAACGCTGAAATCTACAACTACCAGTTCTTCCGCAATAGTGCTCAGCCTGGTGGGTACCTCTCAACCGACCACTCGTTGGATCGTCAAGAAGTAAACCGTTTGCGGAGGATGTGGGAGCAGCAACAGCGCGGTCAGAACAACTGGCATAAGGTCGCTGTAGCCACTAACGGTCTCCGCTTCCAAGAAGTTGGGATCTCCCATAAGGATATGGACTTTGTCAATCAAATGGAGAACGCTCGTGAGACCATTCTGGCTGCTTTTGGTGTTCCCAAGTCACAGGTTGGTCTTGTTCAAGATGTCAACAAGGCTACCGCACAGTCTGATGAGTCAAACTTCGGAACCCAGACTATTGGTCCTGCACTCGCCAACATCGCGAGTACTCTAAATACGTTCCTAATGCCCCTATACGGGGACAGCATCCAATGCGAGTTCTTGAACATCCTTCCACGGGACGAGGCTCTGCTCCTGGAGAAGCACAAGACCTATGTCACGACAGCCGTGATGACGATCAACGACGTTCGCAGAGACCTAGGTCTCCCCACCGTGGCTTGGGGCGACGAGCCTATCATCCCTGTGAACTTTGTACCTCTGCAGGGGCATCCACTTCTTGGTAACAATCCTAATACCGTGGATCCTTCTAAGTCACCTGCTCCTCCTGGAGTGAAAGATCAACCAATTTCAGATAAGCCTCCTGGTAACGGTAATGGCAATCAGGATCCTGCAGCCAAGGCTTACATAGCGCAAGTAATCCAGGAAATCTATAAAGAAGCCAACCTGGCTAAGAGACTGGGGATGTGATCATGGAAGAGGTGGTAAAGGATCAGCTAGGGTACAAGAACTACTATGCTGATTTCAAGGTCAAGGAGTTCGATGAGGACGCCAAGATCCTAACTTTTCGAGGCACTACCGAGGATGTGGATCGTTCTGGTGACATTATGGTCGCTGATGGTGGAGACTTCGATAACTACTCCAAGAATCCCTTGTTCCTCTGGGCTCATGATCATGCAGGGGTAACTCTCCCTATTGGTAAGGCTCTCGATGTTACTAAGATCTCCGGCGTTGGTGCCGACTTTAAGATCCAGTTCGATGCTAAGGACCCTTTTGCAATGGAGGTGTATCGCAAGTACAAGGAAGGGTACTTGCACGCTGTGAGTGTTGGTGCCATCGTCCATAAGGCAGAGAGGCGTCTGAATAACTCAGGCGAGCCTTCTTGGCCTCCGGCTTACAAGTACCTTGAGTGGGAACTCCTGGAGCTTTCAGGCGTTCCGATCCCTGACAACCCGCACGCCTTGCGAAATGCTTACCGGAAGTTCTTGGACTATATGAGCTTCGCGACGCAAGGGCAAACTTCTGAAGAGGTTATGGATGAACTTCTTCAGTCAAGCAAGGCTAGGGAGGTGAGGCACGAGGTGGAATGTGAAGAGTGTGTCAAGAAGGCTACGATCATCGAGGAACTTGAACTTAAGTTGGGCGCTTATGAAACGTCAAAAGATGAAGGTAAAGACCCTCAAGAAGATTCGCCCCCCAAGGTCGAGAAATCCCAAGACGAAATCGGAGACGATGCAAAAGTCAGTCTTCGAGAAAGACTTTCGGAACTCGGACTGACTGAGGAAGACGCTGTTGCTCTTTTAGCGTGGAAAGCTGATACTATAGAAGAAGATCCGACGGAGCAGATTGCCAAGTACATTGATGAGCATCTGCAGTACCTGGCCGGCAAGGCCTGGAAATAAAGGTGAGGTGAGGGATGGACGCTCTCGAGAAGGCCCTTGTTGCTCAGGGAATGACCGCCGATGAGGCGTTTGAGCAGCTGAAGAAGCTGGCTGAAGCGAAGAAGGCGGCTGAAGAGGGTGCCGATATTAAGTCCAGCAACCTTCGTAAGCTTGTGGACGAGATTGTGGACGACCAGATCGGCGCCCGCGCTAAGCTAGCCGCCAAGATCGATGCCCCACCGGACGAGCCTGTCACGGTGCCCCCACAATTGGTTGCTGACATGTGGCTTGCTGTAAAGGTTGCTGGTAAGCATCCTTCAGCCATGAGTGCTAAGGCTCTTGCAAAGGCTTATTACGATCAACGCGGTCTTGAGTATGATGAACGCGTGATCCAGAAGGCCCTTGATACGGCAGACACTTCGACTCTTGTTCCTGCCGTCCTGCAGCGTCAGCTGTACTCGGACATTGAGAAGCAGAAGGCGATGCTGTCGAACTTCCGTGTCATCGATATGCCGAACAACCCTTGGGAAATGCCGTATCAGGCCTCAAGCCTGACGATCTACGGCGTTGACGAGTCCACTACGGATTCGGCTTCGGCAGTTGCCGCGAGTGACCTGGGATTCAACAAGATCACATTCAACGCCAAGAAGCTTGGTGCTCGCGTATTCTGGAGCACCGAACTTGACGAGGACGCCCTGATCGCTGTCCTGCCGGTCATTCGTGAGGATCTCGTTCGTATTACTGGTGACGGTTGGGAGCGCTGCTTCCTCTTTGGTGATGAGACCACAGCCAATACGAACATCAACTATGTGGGCACCGCTCCTACTACTACGGTTGCTGCCAAGGACTATTGGCTCCAGACCGACGGCGTGATCCACAGCTGCATCGTTTCCCACACGGGTCAGGCTCTTGACATTGCTGGTGCCATGACCGAGACGAAGTTCCACCTTACTCGCCAGCTGCTTGGCAAGTATGGTACCAATCCGAACGATATCATGTCTGTTGTACCGCGTGAACTTTGGTACGACATGCTGACCCTCACGAACGTTGTGACACCTGATAAGTATGGTCCGAATGCTACGATCTTGACCGGCGAGCTGAGCAAGCTGTTCGGCATTCCGATCGTTGTCTCGGATGGTATCCCCCTGTCTGCTGTTGACGGCAAGATCAACGACACTCCTGGCGACAACGTCAAGAAGTCGTTCATGATGATCAACCGTCCGTACGGCGTGATCATTGGTCGTCGTGGGGACATGAGGATCGCAATGGAGCAGGTCATCGATACCGATCAGACCAAGGCCGTTGTGTTCAGCCGCTATGACATCCAGTACCCCTTCTGGGGCGCTCTGGCTTATGGCTATGACATCACCTGATCCTTGCATTTGGGGGAACGGCAATCAGGCCGTTCCCCCACGTGCGAATAGGAGGGGACTATGACTGTCCTTTCGGATTTGACGGATGCAATTGATGGCATTCAAAGTCATCAGACCCAGACGGGCAAGACTGCTATCCTGGATGCCATCGTTGCTTATATAGCCGCGTGTAAGGCCGGTACTGAAGGTCTGTTGGCGTCAGCGGCTGAGGTCAACCTTAACACCACTGCATCTCCGGGTGTAGCGACTACTAGTAAGACTGTGGTCCTTGGGGCCTATAAGAACCTCGATGAGTTCCATGTAGCAGCCTCTAAGTTGTATTTGGGTGCAGATGCTGGTACAGCTATGACGGCTACTGCGGCTGAGCTGAATAAGAAGGCTGGGGTTGTTGCCGGTACCGCTTCGGCTTCGAAGCCTGCGGTCCTTGGGCCAAGTTATAATCTTGACGTCTTCGGTCTTCCTGTTGGGGGGCTGTTGATTGGTCCTGCAGGGTTTGAAGTTGCAACGACTCCAACGGCCGCCGAGATCAACGTCCTTACAGGGGCCACTGCGAATGCTCGCGAGCTGGGCATCATGGATGGCGTTACTGATACCCCTGCGGAGTTGAATCTTGTAGACGACAAGCCTGCAGCTGTTAGCATCGTTCACGCTCAAGGTGCTGCGAACGCCGTTACCATTACGATCAACGTCCTTGATGCTGCTGGTGCAGCACTCGATACTCCGACCTTGGTTGACTTCTGGATAAGTGACTCCCCTGAAGGTGTCGGCATTGCTTTGGTACCTGCGGATTCAATCGCTGCTACTAAGGGTAGTGTCTTCCATGTAGCTACTGCTGCTGAAGCGATCCGAGTTCAGACTGCGATCGATGGCATTGCTATCCTTACCCTTACGTCGGCCGCCAAGGGTAACTACTACTTGTGTACATCTCTTCCCGGTATAGGAACCCCGCAAGTTCACTCGGGTAACCTTTCCTCAGCTAACTACGGATGATAGAGAGGGGTTGAGAATATGACCGCACTTGCGAACCTGGAGACTGCTCTTGATCTCCTCGAGGATCAATCAGGTCCTGCTAAGAAAGCCATCCTCGATGCGATCGATGCCTATACGATCGCGCAGACTTTGGGCATCGGGGCCGTTACGGCTTCTGCGACCGAGATCAACTACAACGCTACGGCGGTTGCCGGTACTGCAAAGGCTTCTAAGACGGCTGTGCTCGGTGCCAATAAGAACCTTGATGAGTTCCACACTGCCAAGTTGTATATCGGTGCCGCTGCTGGTACTGAGGTAACAGCTACTGCTGCCCAGTTGAATACGAATGCTGGCGTTACTGCTGGGGCGTCTTCTGCTAACAAGGCCGCGGTTCTTGGCGCTACCATGAACCTCGATGTTCTTGGCCTTCCTGTGGGAGGTCTGAAGATCGGTGTGGCAGGCGCTGAGACTCCCATCACTTGTTCTGCCGCAGAGCTCAACGTCCTTACGGGGATCGCTGCTACTCTGACCGCCGCAGAGCTGAGTAAGCTCGATGGTGTTACGGCTATTGCCGCTGAGCTGAATCTGCTCGATGGTATCCCTGCTGTTGCCGTTATTACTCATGCAGGGGGTGCTGCAAACATTGTCAATGTTACCTTTACTGTCAACGATGCTGCTGGTGCTCCCGTCGCTAAGCCAACGTTCCTGGATATCTGGTTGAGCGACGCTGCAACGGGTCTTGCGATCACGGCTCATCCTGCTGACACACTCGCGGCAGTTGCAGGCTCCATTTGGCACGTCAACACCGCAGGTTGTGCCGTTCGTATGCAGACCACAGCTTCAGGTGTTGCCACCCTGGCGATCACCGATACTCACAAGACCGCGTTCTATGTGTGTGCCGCCCTCGGATTTGACGGGTATGCTGACATTCATCTGCTCGCCGGTGGAGACTACACCTGAGATTGAGGAGGCTTTACATGCCTGTAGCTAAGTGGTACAAGATAGTTACAGAGCTGCGATACCCTGCGGATGCAGCTTCTCTTAAAGCGGCTTTGTCGGGTACTTGGGAGGGAGAGCTTAATTGGAAGACTGTCTACCCTGGAGACATTGTAAGTGATATTCCTCTAGAAGTGGTCGGGACTCTCTTGGACACGAAGGATATTGAGCTTGTAAAGGCCTCAATTCCTTCTCCAGCGCCGAGTAAAGAGAAGGAGGGTTGATAAGTGACTCAATATAGTTCATCGAGCATCGGCTACCTTCTCATTGGTCAGTACGACTTAACCAATATCAGTAGCAAGCTCGAAGATAATATCGAGGCTCCTATTGAGGATACTACACCGTTCGGTGTAAGTACGACTACGTATGGGAAGCCGGGCTTTAAGAAGTACGGCCTGAGTGGTCATGAGGGTTGGTACGACGACGCTACTAGTAGTATTAACGCCGCGATGATTGGTATGGCTTCGACCGAAGAAGTCTTCATGATGGCCTATCAGGGCAATACTGCAGGCAAGTACGCAATTTGTGCCGGTGGGGCAATTCGTGCTGGGTATAAGAGGGGCTTCGAGGTTGGGCAGTATCATAAGGCCTCATTTGATTTGAGTGTCTCGGGGACTCGTGATGAAGGTATCATTCTAGGTACACTAGTAGCTCGTTCTGGCGCGGGTAACACCGAAGGTGCCTACCTTGACCTGAACAGTTATGGGGGTTCAGGATCCCCTTCGGGAACTCTTGGATGTACCTTGTACGTCTGCGTGACATCTTACACTCCAGATACTTCTTCTGGTCTTATAATTACCTTTGAAGATAGCACCACTACTGGCACCTTTCTCAGCCAGTGCGCCACTGCCTCCATTACAGCGATTGGTGGTTACAAGGTTGTCTCCGCCGATATGACTGTCAACAGGTATATTGCTCTTAAGTGGGCTTGGGGTGGTACTGTCGGAGCTGCAGCAGCAACCTTTACCGCTGCAATAGCGATCAATAGATAAGGAGTGAACTATGGCTAAATATAGTAGTCCGAACCTTTCGTTCGAGATCGCCAGGACTGATGGTGGTGCTCTAACGTCAGGGTTTTCACAATACATTACTAAGTTCGGAGAGATTAACATTACCAGGCCTCTGATTGAATCGACGCCCTTCGCGGCATCGATTGCTCAGTACTTGGTGAGCATCTTCAAGAAGTACGAGCCCTTTACGGTCGAGGGTTTCTTCGATGATGCGGCGACTACTGGCCCAGATGCCGTCTTGAATATTGGTAAGTATACCAACGCAGCTTACCGTCAGTTCATCCTTACGCTGGGCGGTTCAAAGACTATTACAGGTGACGGCGTTGCTGGTACTGGTGGCGGTCTCTGGATCGTTAGTTACAAGAGGACCTTTAATGTCGGTGAGTATCATACCTATAGTTGCGAGCTGCAAGCTACTGGGACTATCGTCGAGGCCTAAGCCTTTGAACGCCCGAGGAGGAAGCAATGGTTGTTGTTAAGAAAGTTCCAGAACCTGAGCCTAAGCCTGCTCTCTCAAGGAAGATGGCCTTCGATTACAAGCACATTGTTAACGATCGCATCGTGACCATTCCTGCTGGTACGATCCTTAAGGGTGAACAGCTCTCAATGGTCATGCTGAGCAGACCTGATTGGTTGATTGACTCTAATGCCGACCTGCCAGAGATCACTGATGAGGGTGTTATCATGGATCTTAGGTTGACTGCCGACGAGAAACCTGCGAAGCCAAAGGATGAGGACCCCAAGGATCCTGATAAGCAGAAGAAGCTCTGAGGTAAATGGCCTCAACGGTCCAGCTCTCTACTAAGGCCTTCGTTACTAAGACGGAGATCCGTGAAGCCATCTTCGTTGATACCTCTGAGGTTAGTCGTACCGATGATGAGCTGAACACTCTGTATGGTTTCGTTAACTGGGTTAGTGATGCACTGGAAGCCTTCATAGGTGTACCGATAATCCAGAAGTCGGTCACTGAGTATAATGATGGCGGCGGGGAGTACATCTTCTTGACAAGTCTCCCCGTCGTCACTGTTTCTTCTGTGGCTGAGAAAGGTATCGCCCTCGTGGCTGGTACTGATTACGTTTACGATCCTGACTACATTGCTGTTAGAAAGATTACCACAGCCGATGCCTACGTCGCATCCACCTTCCTAACTGGTTCAATGGCTAATAAGGTTATATACGTTTCGGGTTACGGTACCCAGACACGTGACGGCAGTAATGAACTTACCTCTGTATCTCTAATCCCTGAGGACTTCAAACTCGCTGCCTATATTTGGGTACAGCATCTCTGGGCGAAGGGTCCTCAGAACTATTCACCTGAGCAGGGTGAAGCTACTGGTGGTAGAGCAGCCATTCCCTACGCCGTAAAAGAACTCATGCGTAATCGAATTCCTCAAGTACATTGGATTGGCTCGTAATGGGTCCTACGTTTAACGTTACCCTGAAGTGGGCTCCTAGAAACCCTCTGGGGCAATTTGAGGGCTTCTTAACAAAGGATCCTGCTATTCGGTTAGGTAGGATGACCGTATTACAAGAACGAATTGCTCAAATTGCTGCTGAAGGGGCTCCTATGGGTTTATCTGGGAACCTTAAGAGGGAGATGTTTGTTGGCGGAGGGGGTAACTCTATTGTTACCCCAGGCCTGGCTACTGTTGAACCTGGTGATCCTTATGGTCCTCAGATCAATAGTGGTTTTAGTGGCAACATCGATCCTGATAGAGGTAAGTACTACTCCCTTCTTGCATGGGTACAAGAGAGACTTGGTGGCGACGAACACGATGCGTTCATGATTGCTCAGAACATGAATTACGAAGGCGTTAACTATATGGAGGGGGCAGCTGCTATGGCCCCTATAATCATGGAGGAAGAGGGTACGAAGCTTACTAAGGAGATCTACATTACTTTGGGGTTTTAATGTCAGGTAATCTTCAAGACGTCGCAGAGGCCATTGGTGAACTCGCCAGTACAATTACTGGTATTGAGAACATAGAAACAAGGCCGAAGTTTACTGCCGGCAGGAGTTTGCCGGCCATTTTTGTATCCTATGATGGATTCAAGCAAGGCCCCATGACCTTTAAGTCCTGGGAGATGATCTATACGTTCCAACTAACCTTGTATCTCGCTCTCGATGGTCACAATATGGAACCTCAATGGGATAGCCTCCTTGATCTTTCGAACAAAATAGCTGATACTTTTCGTAGCAGCTTTACTTTGGAAGGTGCGGCCTTTAAGGCAGTAATTGTTTCCGGGAGGGCGATCATTGACATTCCAAGGACCCAAGGCAAGAAGTCAGCTTGGATAGGTCACCGATTCCAATTAGAAGTCACTATGGAAGAATCCTGAAGCCCGATAAGGAGAAGATCATGGCCGTTAGAAGTACAGTCACACACAAGCTAGACATCCCCCACGAGCAAGACGAATGGATCGAGTTTAAGGAGCTTGGTTGGCGGACTCTCGAGGCTGCTCGTGAGGTCAAGGCTCGCAACTCACTTCTGAGCTTCCGAGATCTTGGACCAGAGTTCTTCAAGACCATTACTACGCCTACTGAGGGCGATGCTAAGAAGGCTCCAGAAGTGGCGGCGGATCCTGCAGAGACTTATGATATGTCGCTTCTTCTACGTTCCTCGATCGTTGCATGGTCATATTCAGTCCCTTGTAATGAAGAGAACATTGATGATCTCGATCAGAGGACTGCTAGTTGGGCCTTCAAAGAGATCATTAAGATCCACTTCCCTAAGGAAGCCGACTTGGGAAAAGTCTCCGAGCCCTTGAACAAGCCCTGAGCGGGAGGACTCATTCAGTCCCTGTAGAGTGGATAATCAGCCGGATGTCTGAGGAGTTTAGATGTGCTCCGGACGAAGCGATAGATCTTCCCTTTGGCTTGTGTACAAGGATTATGGTACTTCGAGACTATGCCCATTCAAGGTCCTTGGTAGAGAGTACCGACTCTAAGGATCTGAAGATGACTCCTAGTATTGAAAAAGTGTTGCTCATTCAAGCAGAACTAGAATTGGGTATAGCTCCGAGGGAAGAAGACTAAGTGGGTGCAGGCTATACAGGTAGTATCGAGGTTGTTGCTGGGACCAAGGGGTTTCAGGCTGCTACAGCTCAGGTTGCAGCCCTCGAGGCTCAATTAAAAGCTACCCAAGGGCAAATTGCTAACCTAGGTGGTGCTGGCGGCAGCCAGGCCGCTACATTCTCCGAGAGGATCCGTAAGCACCAACTCCAACTACGTATGTTCGGCCACGATATGCAGTTGGTCGGCCAAACGATCTTTAGATGGGTCACTTTACCTTTGGGCGTTGTAAGTATAGTCACTGCCAAGATGGCTTATGACTTCAACACGGCAATGACTAAGATCCAAGCTCTTACTGGGGCGACCACCAAAGATATGAAGTTGTACAACGCAGCGGTTTTGGAGCTATCAAAGACTACTGGTGTTATGCCCACTGACATTGCTGAAGGTTTGTACTTTATTGCTTCCTCTGGTTTTAAGGGTGCAGAGGCTCTAAAGATCCTCAATCAGGCTGTAAAGCTTACCGCTTCTGGTATGGGAGAGATGCGGTGGGTATCAGAAACCTTAACGTCAGCCATGACTGCGTGGGGGAAGCATACACTTAGTGCTGCCTCGGCTGCTGATACACTTGTGGCAGCGGTTCGAGAGGGTAAGGCTGAACCTGATGAGTTTGCTCGATCTCTTGGTCGAGTTATCCCTGTGGCGGCTCAGATCGGCATCAAGTTTGCTGAAGTGGGTGCTGCAATTGCTTCGGTTACTCGAATCGGTATGAGTGCCCGTATTTCTACGTTTGGTCTTCGTACTCTCTTGACGTCCTTTACGAAGCCTCAGAAGCCTCTTATTGATGGCTTGAAGGCTATCGGTCTCACGGTTCAAGGTGTCTTCAAGGACATGACTACCAAGGGCTTCCTGCCCGCGATGCGGGAAATCTACACTGCTGCCCACGGGAACGTAAAGAAGATCACTCAGATGTTTACACAGAATGGTGCTACGATCTTCTTGGCCTTGATGCGTGACTACAAAGGTACTCAAGGAGTCTTTGAGCGTCTAACGAAACGTTCTGGGGATGCTCAGAGGGCCTTCATTATTACTATGAAGTCCCCTGCGGCACAGTTCCGTGTTGCTCTGGCAGGTTTGTCTGCCGCCGCTATTGAACTGGGGGCTAAGCTCCTACCTATCTTTACGAAGATTGTCGTTTGGATAAAGGGGCTCGTCGAGTGGTTTAACGGCCTTTCAGAAGGTACTCAAGCCGCGATTGGGAAAATCCTACTTGCTGCTGCCGCTGTGGGCCTGTTTGCATCTGCAATCGGTAAGGCCTCCACCATCCTGACTGGTACTAATGCCCTAGTGATGCTGCTGTTCGGCGGTGGGGGTCAAGTAGGTATATGGAGTAAACTCACTAGTGGCAGTAAAGCTGCTGCTACGGCCCTTGAGACGACGGCCCTCGAAGCTCAAGTTGGAGCCCTTACGGCTGACCTTGCTGCTGCTCAGGGTGCAGCGGCTGCTCAATTGGAATTGGCTGCTGCTCAGGGTACTGCTGCTACAGCCATAACTGCAAGTACAGAAGCCGAGACCGCGTATGCTGCTGCACAAGCTCGTGGTGTTGCTGCAGGCCAAGCCGCTGTGGCCGTTCGTACAGCAGCAGCTGAGGCGGCAGTCGTTGAGGCTGCGGCTACTCAAAAGGTTAATGATGCCCTTGCAGCTTCTCTAGGTGGTAAGGCTGCTAAGAATCCAAAGTACTTCGCAATGGAGAACGTCCGGAATCTGCGTCTACAACAAGAAGCTCAAGCGGCTTTAACTCGAACTGAGATGACCGCTGCATCCGTAGCCGCTTCAAACCTCGCCGTCGAGGAAAAGATGGCTGCTGCCCGTGCGGCTTCCGTCATAGGCATGGGTCCTTACGTTGCGGGTGTTCTTGCTGTGGGGGCTGCTATTGTGGTCCTTTCCCTTGCTTGGGCGGCACATCAGAAGGCCACGGCAAAGGCTGCAAGGGAGAAGCTATTCCAGCCTGACTGGATGGAGACCATGCTTAGGGGGACAGTTAAAACTGACTTCCTGGCTAGAGAGCTTAAAAAGGTCGGTTTTGAGAAGGTTGTTATTGACGGCATCATCTACTACAACTACACAGTAAAGCCTGTAGCAAAAAGAGGGGGAAGTAACCTCGCAGAATACTGGGTAAGTGATGTTGCAAAGGCCGAGCTAGCTGCCCATAAGGCGGTAACTAGCGCGTATGCTAAGTTTACAACACACTTCCTTAAGGTCAAAGCCGACGCCCTGGCTAAAGTAATGGCGTGGGCCCCTGGGGGGACAACACCCCTTGCTGCGTTCCTTGGAAGTGGTAAGGATGACCCCAACGCTCTAAGGCAGTGGATCGATTTCTACACTAAAGAGTTGGTTAATGCTCGGGTAAAGCTCACCCGAGCAATGAGGAGCACGGGCGGGAAGACTCCCGTTGATCCTCTTCAGGTTGATTTGCTTAAGAGTCAGGTTACAGGTCTTGAGGGGGATCTTAAGCGTGCTACCGATGCTTGGCTACTTTATCAGTCAAAGATAGCGGGAATTAATGCCATTATGAATAGGCCCCTTGAACCTATTGGCCCTGGTAAGTCAATGGCTCAGCAGTACGCTGCCAGGATTAAAGAAGCCAAGAAGTTCCTTAGGGACTTTGAAGATGCCCTTAAAACCAAACCTATTAACCTTGAAGTTGACTTCCCCCGTGCAACTTACGCAGGGACCGTCTCGAAGATTAAAACCCTTAAGGCCCATATTGCCGAACTTAAGGCGAGTGTAACCCCAAAGAACAAGCTTGTGGTTGAGGCAGAGATCCGTCAGGCCCAAAGAAAGCTGGAGACGCTTCGTGACTTGCGTGCAGCCCTTAAGGATAGGAAGTTTAAGACAACTGCAATTGTTGGCAAGGCGATCAACGATCTATCTACTGTTGTTGGCCTATTGGCTGATTTGATTGATAAGACGATCACTGTTACGGTCAAGAAGAAGTTTAGTGGTGGCGGGGGAGGAGGCGGAGGTGGCGGAGGCTTTGGTGCTGGTGATGAACGTTCTCCAGGCGCTCAAAGTCTCGGGACGTCATTTGTTGATAGCCTTACAGGGTATGTCGACGATGCACGTGAAGCGGGGCGTCAACTAGGCTTGGCAGGCCTTGCAGGTATCGCTACCAGTATTCAGGCTACCTCACCCTCTAAGCGCGGTCTGTATTATGGCCTTATGCTCGCTGAGGGCTTTGGTCTAGGTATCAAGAAGGGTACTGCAAAGGCCGTTGAAGCAGCAGCTTCTCTTGCAGGGAACGTCCTCTCAGTCCTTGAATCAGCCCTCGGTATAAGCGCGGCTATAGGCAGCCTGAAAGAACAAGGTTTGCCTACTACGAAGGTTGCTACCGCGTGGGCTAAGAAGGTCTCTACACTTCTAAAGGCTATGATTAAGGCCATGCAGAAGGCCTTTAGGTCCATTGATATTGGCAAGGCCATTAAGGGTGACAAAGAGGGCTTTGGAGAGAAGAGTGCTGGTTGGAAGGCCGAGGCCTTTGCGAGCGTCGTGAGCATGGCCGAGAGCGTAGGTTCCATCCTGACGACTTTCTCCGAACTGACCGCACAGAAGATTGATGCCTCGCTCGTCGCTATTGCGCTCGTCAGGGCAAAGGCCAAGAAAATCGGTACGGCCATCGCAGGACTCGTCAAAGCGATATTGGCTACTCTCAGTAAGACAATCGTCAGTGAGTTCGTAGCTGGCAGCGCCACACGCGCCATCGAACTTGCGTCCGCGATTGCTGGCATCATCGTCACCTTCGCTGAACTGACGAAGGGCAAGATAGACGAAGCTGTTACGCAGCTTGAGTATCTGTCTCAGACTACCGTGCTGGCTCCTCTGGTCGCAGCGATACGTCTCGTCGCCATCGGTATGCGTGACGCCTTCGCCAAGGACCGGTTCTCAGATATCGTACTCACGGCGGCGTCCGCAGCCATGCAGCTCACCAACGACATCGCGGGCATCATCACCACCTTCTCCGAGATGACGCAAATCAAGATTGACGAGGCCATCGAGCAGCTTATTTACTTGGCACAGTTCTCAGTCATCGCACCGCTGGCGCTCGCTATACGTAACCTCGCTGGTGCCGTCAACTTCGTCTTCAGAAACGAATCTCTCAACGTTGTGATAGACAACGCAGCGAAGGCGGCAATCGAACTCGCCAACAACATCGCCGGAGTCATCACCAACTTTGCCGCCATGACCGCTGATGTCGTTGAGAAGGCCAAGGCAGGCATCCTGCTCGTGGTGGCAGCAGCTCCCGCCATCGGTGACAACCTCGTGTTGCTTGTCGACGCTCTCAAGACCGCGTTCAGCAAGGTCGCCGACAACAAGGACTTCATCAAGACCGGCCCCATCGCCACTAAGATTGCGGCCTTTGTCAGTGACGTGACTGGCATTGTCAGCAGTCTGGCTGGGATGGCTATCGTCCCCGAGGTCAGGGACGCCGAGAACAACGTCACCACCGTAGGCGTCAACATCATCCAGAACGCCATCGACGGAGCAAGCCTGCTTGCTAGCAAGGCGAACGAACTAGGTACCGCGCTCTCGCGCGTAGTTCAAGGTATGGTCGATGCCGTCAAAGCGGCGCTCGGCGTCTACGACCTCAAGACAATCACCGACCTGACGCCCGTGCTCACCGAGCTTGGCAACATCGCTTCTGCCATCTCGGGTATCGTCAGTGCCCTTGCAACGATAACTTCCGACCAAATCGACGCTGCGACGTCTGGTGGTGCTGCTCTTGGCGACGGCTTCCTTGCGGGACTCACAGCCTCCTCGGTCAACATCTATGCCAAGGCCCGCGAGATCGTTGCCACTACTACCGCCATCTTGGCAGGGGCAGTTGCTGCTACTACAGATGGAAGTAAGCTAAACAACGCCCGTGAGATGGTAGGAGTGGTCAGTGGAAGTACGTTCCGGGCTGTACCTGTCACGGCTGGGAACACCAATCAGGTCACTAACGTGAACGTGAACTTCAGCGGTGACATCAACGCAATTACGCCACAGATAGCGCGGGCATCGGGGCAGAATATCGGGGCTGCTGTCATCGAGGCACTTGCCAAGGCGAAGCGTGCCACGAGTAAAGGGACGCCATGACAGACTATCTTGGACCCCTAACTCTCGGTACTAGTAGCACCTATGTGCTCACCAAGTGGGCGTTGGCCGGCGACACCGCCGACCTCGAGGTCATTGTCCGCGGTACGACTGCTGGCACGCTTACAACTTATATGGAGGCGCTCGTCGCGCAGCTTCGCGCAGGCAACTCCTACGCGCACTACCAGCCCGGCGTGACGAACCCGGTGGTCTACTCCGTGACCGGCGTGACGAACTTCAAGCAGGATGAACTCAATACATGGCTCGGCTTCTGGCAGCGGGTCTCATTCACGCTAAGTCTTTCCGGTATGCCCGCCGGGGCGCTCACTACGCTCTACAACGCCGCATCGACGCTCACGCCCACCTCTGTCGCCCTCAGCGCCCTGCTCGGCACGAATCCAACGCTGCTCGACGTGACCATCGACGACAGTAGCGGGAACGACATGCACAGCGTCTGGTGCGCGCTCGCGCCCACGGCCCTGTCCGACGCGAAGTGGCGCGTCTATGCCTCTGCTCTGACGTGGACGACGATGAGCAGCGGCGGCGCGGATACGGCCATGTGGAACAACAACTCGCGCTACACGACCTCGGCGACCTATCAGACCGCGCCGCTCGACAATTCGCAGTATCCAATGGGCAAGTACCGTCTGCTGGCGCGCGTGAAGCAGGCCGCGGGGACCGGCTGGGTCAAGGACAGTCAGAACGACGTCGCCATAGCAGTAACGCGCACCACGCCGCACCTGCTCGTGATCGGTGACCTAGACCTACCCGTAGCTGATACGGCGACGGGCACGGCCGCTAACCTGACCCTCTCCGTGAAGAGCGACGGCACCAACCGCCTCGACGTCAACGCCTTCCTGCTCATCCCGCTGGACTACGGCTTCTTCTCATGGCATCACGATACGTCGACCACCGAGATAGACCAGCTCGACGTCGGCCCCACGGGCACCTTCATGGACGGCATCTGCGATACGACCTACCTCAGCGGCGGCCCGCTGGTGGCACGCACTCTTGCCGCACACGTCGGCACGCTGGTCGCCACGGCCTCGCCCTCGGGGACTTCGTGGCCCGCCGACTGGGGACGCACCGACGGGACCGACGTGACTGCCGTGAGTAGCAAGTTCCACGTCGACTTACTCACGGAGAGCAAGTTCGCGTGGTACGCAGCCACGAACCTCGCCACGCCGCTCATCATCCCCGGCGCGTGGTACGAGCTGACCCTGACGCGGCAGGTGACGGCGCGCTCGGCGGGCGCGGCCACGGTGGACATCGTCTGGCAGGACGTAGACGGGAACACCGTGCTGACGCAGAACCTCTCCAGCGTCACGGCCACGGACGCCTCGCCGGTCAACCTTGAGTTGTACGCCAAGGCTCCCGCTCATGCGGCGCGGGCACAGGTCAAGGTCGGCGGCGGCGCGAGCGCGACCATCACCGCGGACTTCTCGGCGGTCGTCCTGCGACGCTGCCCGCTGCGCCTCATCGTCGTGGCCGAGGATGCAGCCGGGGCGCTGTCCTCGAACACACACGCCGTCGCTCTGACCGTGAAGTACACACCCCGATACGAGATTGCGAGGTAGCTCAATGGCTTACGATGCAAACTGGGTCAGATGGTGTGGCTACCTCGACATCATCGCTGAGCGTCAGGATTGGCGCGGCGAGAAGGCGCGCGACCTGAAGCTCGTCATGGGCAAGGTGATGGAGCTGGCGTTCGGCACCGACCCACCGGACATCCGTGCCCTTTACGACATCATCTCCAGTCCTGCCGTCGTCGCTGCCGTGGGAGCCAGCTTGACCCATGTAGCTGCAGATGAAGCAGCCCTACGAGCAGCCGTCGCAGCGGTGGTCATCCCATAACATGAGCAGCATCATCAAGATAGGCGGCTTCGACTACACCCTCGACCCCGGCCCCTTCCGCGTCACCGGCGTGCAGCTCTCAGGCTCTATGCCCGGCGGTCACGGATCGGCCTCCTTCGAGGTGCCGGTGGGGAACGCCTATCTTGCGCCCTACCACGCGCTCAGAGAGGGCGTCTGGATAGAGATATATGACGACGCACACGAGCTGTACGAGGGCGAGATCTTCTCCGTCAAGCCGGTCATCGACATCGGCGGTCAGCACAAGCTCTCTGTGGTCTGCGGCGGCCTCATCAGCGTGGCGGGCAAGCGCGCGGACGTGTCGGCGACGTGGGTGCATCGCGGCTCCGAGGGCTGGATACGCAGGCCGGGCACTCCAAGCAACCTCGGTAACGTGAGCTTCGACAACGGCAAGGTCGACCTGCGCGTGAGCCTCGGCTCGACGCAGAACTATATTGGTGGTGGGTTCTCATCACTCATCGGGGCGCTGTTCTACCTCGACAGCGGCCTCAGTACGGATACCATCAACCACGTTGACTTCGCCGGGTCGTATGACGTGACCACCGAGGCTGCGGTCTGGTACTGGAAGTTTTGGACGAATCCATCGCTGTCCGAGGCTACTTGGACAATGACGGCGTTGACTGCAAGTGCTGGGGCCAACGCCACATGGTCAGACCATCTGACCCCCGACATGGGCACGAAGGTCATCCTGCTTCAGCTCGTCTGCCTCTCCGGCGCGCATACCGTCACGCGCGAGGAGTACGTCACCCTGACGACGATGGACATCTTCGGCATGAACCGCACGTCGAAGGCGCGCATCGACGAGGCGATGGTGCAGCTCGCCGTGCGGCCCGGACTGGCGGTGTCCTCCACGAGTGAGCCTATCGGCCCGGCGCAGGACGATTTACGCCTTGGCAACGGGTTGGCGAAAGTGACGACCGCCGCTGCCCTGACCACGTTGGCGTCGCTGCACTCGCAGCCCTTCGAGTACGCCTTCTGGGACAAGCGCAGTTTCGACATCGCACAGATGCCGGATACGCCTGCCGACCCGCACAAGGTCATCGTCGTGGGCGGCGGTAACCCCGGCCTTGAGAGCTGGGAGGTTGCCGAATACGACGAAGACGTAGCACAGTACGCCTGCGTACTCTTCGGCAATACGACCGATACGAACCTCCCCGAGGGCTGGCCGCGCCGCATCTATCGGCCCTCCACGCCGCCTGACGATGCTGCCGTCAAGCTCGATATCATCGACTTCAGCAACCTCATCCTGAGCGACGCAGCGGCGGCCACGCTGGGCGGCGACTTGCTCGGCGCATCGAGTACGGGGATGCCCGACGGGCAGGTGTTCGATGCTCATCCGGGGTTCGCCAACGCGGGTCTCACGCCGGGTAACAACACTGACCCGACCAGCATCTATCGGGACCACTACAACAGCGCCATCAACGGCACGCTCTCTAACTTCGGCGGTACTACGGTCACGGGCGGCACGAAGACGACCGACGGTGCCTACACGGTGCATACCTTCACCACGGCGGGGATCTCGTCGTTGGTCGTCACGCCGGGCGCGAGTCTGTCCGCTGAATACCTCGTAGTTGCAGGTGGTGGCGGCGGCGGCTTGGGCACTAGCTTCGGCGGCGGGGGCGGGGGCGGGGGCGGCGAAGTGCTGACAGGCACCGTCACTTTGAGCGGGACTAGTACTGTCATCGTTGGGGCTGGAGGCATAGCAGGAGGCACGGGAGGCGGCAGTTTCCTTGGGACCGTCATCGCCCGCGGCGGCTCTCCCGGGCTCAATAGTCAGAACTATGCGTCTCCGCCGAACACCGCTAAGGGTGGCGCTGGCGGCGCGTCTGGTACGACCAATGCGGGTGGCGCTGGCGGAAGAGTGGTCTACAGCTCCGGTGGCGGCGGTGGGGGTGGGGCTACGGCAGTCGGGGCTGCTGGGGACTACAACGTTGGCGGCAACGGCGGCGCAGGCATCTCGTCCAGCATAAGCGGCGCTCCCGTGGGCTACGGAGGTGGAGGTGGCGGCGGGGTAACATCTGCTGCAGGCACCGTAGGCGGCACGGCTACGAGCGGCGGCGGACGCGGCTCGGCTAATGACGGTACTTCTGTAGCGGGTACTGCCAACACGGGCGGAGGTGGCGGCGGCACTAGCCCGAAAGCAGGAGGCAGCGGAGTCGTCATCGTGCGTTATCTGACGGCTTCCCTCGCGGGCGGTTACAACATCTATTCCGGCTGGGCGGGCAGCAACTCCGTGCTCGACCCATCGGCTCTTGTTGGCGACGGCAGCAATGACTATGTCAGTTTCGGCGACGTGGCTGCCTGCGACTTCGACACGGGCGCGTTCTCGGTGCGGGCGTGGGTCAAGGTCTCCTCGGCACCTACCTATGCGGCAGTCGTCTCGAAGTTCGACCACACTTCCGACGTGGGCTGGATGCTCGGCGTGGACACAACTCGAAAGGTGTACGGGGCCGTCTACGGCAGCGCCGCGAACTATCGTCAGCAGACCGGCACGGCCGTGCTCACCGTCGGTCAGTGGTATCACGTCGTCATGATTTACTCGGGTTCGGGCGGTGACATCCAGCTCTTCGTCAACAGCATCCCCGAGACGATGACTGCGGCTGGTGCGGTGGGCGCTTGGAATACCTCCAATGCGGCCAACCTTCAGCTCTTCACAGACGGCGGTGGCTACTACTTCAACGGAGCTCTCGGACGCGCGACGGTCTGGGGCTACAACATCACCGGGGATGGGGTGCTCAGCGACATGGCAGCCACCTCAGAGTACGCCGGGCACTCGCTGTCCAAGGGGACCGTCGTCATCACCGGCACCGTCAAGAACCGCCTCGGCACGCCCGTACCCGCGAAGCACGTCCGCGCAGGCTGGTGGATACAGAACCTCGGCTGGCAGACCGACCCGGCGAAGCCGCCGGACACGCTCTACATCACGGGCCACAGCGTCGACCTCGCGGCTGGCAAGAACGCCCTGACCATCGGGCAGGACTGGATGGAGAAGGAGATAGGCGTGCGGCAGGCCGAGCTGCTGGCTATCCCGGCGACCGACCAGACCGTGCCCGATGCGGAGAGTATGCCAGACGTGACGCCCTATGAGCCTACGGACAGTACGACGACGAGTCCTCCTTCCCTTGGGGGACA